ATTCTATCTTGAAAAAAGTATGGATTATTTAAGGGCATCCCATCAATATTTTTAATAGTATTTGGTCCTCCGATATTATTATTGGGTGATTCATCTGAATCTATCGATTGCGCCTCTATCTCTGGGTTATCTGAATCTATCGATTGTGTCTCTATCTCTGGGTTATCTGAATCTATCGATTGCGCTTCTATCTCTGGTAAAGAGTTATCTGAATCTATCGATTGCGACTCTATTTCTGGTAGAGGGTTATCGGATACTAATGAAAAGTCAGAAGATAATGACTGACTAGGACTACTAGTCTCTCCTCCTTCAAGTTCTTCATCCTCATCATATTCTTCATCAGACATATCATCAAAAAACAAACCAATCACCCGTTTATTATCTTTATCTTCGTTATAATCTTCAAAAGAAGAATCTGATAATTTGGTAAATTTAATGTCATTATTTTCTATATACGGAATTTCATATTCATCCGTTTTTTTTTCATAAACAGAAACAATATCATCTATTTTAATATCGGGTTGCTCGACTGAAGAACACAATTTATTAATTTCATTTGAAGGATATAATGTGGATGATTTATTTTGAGTTATACGAATTAATGAATCTAAAAAAATAGGAATCGTATACAAATAATTGATATTATTAATGTTGTGTACATTAATAGTAATAACACTCGTAAATTTATCAAACACAATGGTTGTTTTAAATCCGGGATTGTCTTTTATGTCAATTTGGTTTTTTCGTGTCCCTCTTTCTATTTCCTCGTCATTCATTAATCCTTTAACTAGTTCTAACGCATCCGGATAAGTTGAACCGTATTGTTTTACCAATTCTTCGACAATCTCTTGACCAAATAACCCTTCTTTCTGTTTTTCAATAATAAACGCCTCTTGACTTGTTCTTTTATTGAAATTAGATACCCTTTTATATCGTAATATAATTTCCTTTTTAAAATCGTTATTTTCGATAATAAACGCGCTAGTAATACACCCAATGAATTTGTCTACATTAATCGGTTTATTAATTTCTATTTGTGATTCGTAATTTATGTGTTTTATATCTATAAAATTATCCATTAAACTAGAAAACAATCGGATTTTATAACCGCTTTGTTCCATGTATTCTTTAATTTCATTAATAATAGGGTTTACTGTATCTCTTAAAAGTATATCGATATCATTAATATCCATAGAATGGTATAAATCAGAACTAATTATAATATTACACGTCTCATCAATTTCGAAAATTATTTGGTTTTGTATATTATCCCTCGTATATTCTATAAATGCCGTCACTGATTTCGTCCTACCAATGGTTTTTATTAATTTTATAATATTTGCTTTTTGTAAATAAGGGATTTGTCTACCATCCTGAGAAATTTTATCTGTATAAAGACGATATATATTTTCTTGTTTTAATGATGGATTATATTTTATAAGAGGTATTTCCTTTGTAGCGTGTATAAGTTTAAAAATAATGTCCAGAGGAACATTTATGTTATATTCTGGTCGAATGATTAGTTTGATATATTTAATTCCGGTAAATTTATAATTTAGTTCAGTTTGTTTATATTTGTAAACGTCATAAAACATGTCGACATTTTTAAAAGTTTCTAACGTTTTTTTATTTAAGATTTGTTTATTTTCTTCAATTAATAGTTGGCGTTTTTCATTTAATTCATCTAACGATTTAATAGATTTGTTATATAAAAAAGGATAATATATTTGAATTGTATATTCTGGTGTCACTGTTTGTTTTAAAACATCTGTCGCAAAACACAAATAAATATTATTACCGACAATATCTCCACTATTTAATAAAAGTTGATTGTTAAGTGTAGACAACGATTTATGAGATGCCTTCTCCAAAAAAGCGTCGTATTCGGTAACATTGAACGGATTAGACACAAATGGGTATTCATTCTCAACAATAAAATATTTTTGTCCGAGAACCTTTGAAACCAACATTTTTCTATTATTTATGTTTAATGCTAAAATGTCATCATAACTATATACTTGTTTATCCGGAATATTTAAATTAACGGGTTTTCCAGTATCTTCACTAATCAAATTAAGCACAAATTGATTTATTCTAACTCTGGTTAAATCTAGTTTTTTATTTTGGGTTAATGATTGATAAATAATGTTTGAGTTTAATATTTCTTCTTTTAAACAAAACAAGTAAATTTCTTCAAGTGAATAATCTTTGCGTAATTCGTTAAGAATTTTAATTTTAATGATTCCAATAGTATCATCCATATGTATTTGTTGTTCTGAAAAACGCACGCGTATTTTGTTTTTTGAAATATTAGACAACTCATCTGAATTAAATATATTTACAAATGCGTGATTTGATTGGTCATTAACGAACAAATCATTCACGTTTTTTATTGCCGGATTTTTACCATAAAATACATATATAGCATCGGTTACATTATCACCAATTAAATGATTTATTTTATAAATAGGCATAAAGTTAGTTTCTGACATATATATTAAACTTCACATTTTATATTTATGTCTTTCACTTCGTTAATTTATTTTTGTAAATATTTTATTTTAAGTCATAATATGGATTATCATTAATAGTAAGACCACAATATTCGGTGGATTGTTTTTTATAATCAACCGGTATATAAATATTCGATTCTTTTGCGTTTTCTAATAAAAATTTAAAATTTTGCCAAAAGTCTTGTTTGTGTCCTATTGTGGTTGTCATAATATGAGACAACTCGTGAATCGCTACAAACGTTAGTGTATTTACATCAATTAAGGTATCCCCGTTTTTTGTAGTATTTAAACAAAACGCGATTTTTTCCCCTTTATTTTCACTATAGGCAGTTAATTCACTTGTAGGGAGAGTTTCGCTAATAGATTTTGGATTAAATCCAGCAACTAATTTTTTAACACGTGTATCGTTTGGATGCGTCTCTTTCATATAATTAACCAATTGTTTACATTTATTAGTAACACTTGCTAATAGATTTGCTGCTTCATTTAGTTTGTCTCTATTTCTTACGCAATAACGGTTTCCGTCTGTCGTCGCAATAATACATTTCAAATTATATGTATCGGATTCAAAATAAACTTTTAAACAAATGACTATTATAAAACCTACAAAAACGTAGAATACAACACTTTCGTTTTTAAACATATATATAATAATTTTTATTTTATTATATATATACTAATATTCAGAAATTTATTGAGGACCGCTTCCAATTTGTAGCGGAACACGCATAAAATCTGGTGTAATTGTGCTTTGGTTCCATGGTCCAACATTCAATTGAGGATTTGGAGGTTCTGAACGAATCTGAAGATTGGCGTTTCTTAAAGACTGACCGATGGTATCAATGCCGATATGATACCCTGCCTTCAATAAATTAACATTTGATAATTCACCTTTTCCAGATGGGTTTAGTTGTGCCCATTCACTATTCACATCTTTTGGTAAGAGTTCAGAAGGATTCTGGATACTTGGTTGAGAACACGAGGACGGCATACCTGGGGAACTTGTTTGAACTCCGTTTGCATCGGCAAATACCTCGTTTTGACCTAAAGGTTCAGCTGGTTGAACTGAATTGTTTTGAACTTGAGAATTGTTGTAGGCAGCATTCATATTTTGGTGCATTGATTCGTTGCCTGATTTTCCTTTAGAATTTAAATTTTTAATTAATAAACTAGCACCATATGCGACTAATAACAATACAATGATTGCTCCAATACCGTAATCGTTCCATATTCGTTTAAAAGAAATCTTCATTATATAAATTTGATTATAAAATAATTTTATATATATTTAATTATTCTAAACATTATAAACCCACATTAAAAATCCGTGTTTTCGTCATCTGTATCTTTGTCGCTTTCATCTAAATCATCTAACATATATTTATCCTTAATATTTTTTGCTTCTAAACATGCCATATCTGCGTGTTTCCTTGCTTGTTTTGCCTTGTTTTTTGCTTCTTTATATATTTTATAATAAATCTCATTGGGTTTTTTTAACGTAATCGGTTTTAAATTATTGTCTAAAGTAATCCCCAATTCAATTTCTGTTAAATCCTTATTATTTTCATTATAAGGAACTATATCTAAATTCTCAATTTCTAAATCAATATTATTTTCGTTAATTAATTTCGTTAAAGTTTCGACCTCGTCTGCTTCGTTATTATCTTCACTTTGAATATTATCGTTTTCAACTAAATCGTCCTGTTCGACCTCTTCCGTTTTAACTGGATGTGGTTCATCATTATTTGTGTTTTTTTCTAAACATGGTTCATCATTGTGTAAAGGAGAACGTTTTTTATGCTTAATTAAACAATTTTCAAAAATAGAATAGTTTTTTAATACCATAACTTGGATTATAGCAAGTTCAAATTGAAAACTTTTATTTGTAAATTTTATACCTTGTATTTCTAATATGGATATAATTGTCGTATTAGGTACAACGTCTTCCATTGTAAGTTCTCGTTCGTGTTCATCATAAATTTTTATATTCTGTAAATTAGTTAAAGTATTGGTTTGAACGACAGCACGAATTAAATACCATTTACCGGATTTATATACCTTTATAATTGGATTAAATGCGGATTCAATATCGTTTAAATCAAGGTCTCCATTAAACCAATCTTTGGATTTTTCTAAAACAAGTTCGTGAGCTCTAATTTCCAATTTTTCAAACCAATTAATTAATTCTTCCGAGTTATTATCAAACATTAAATCACAACAATATTTTTTCCCGCTTTTGTTAAATCCATTTTTTGTTAAACTGGTTGATTGGATATATAATGGGTTTTTATTACACAATATTTTTGTAAAATAGGTTCCGCCTTGTCCGCCAGTTGGTTTTGCTAAAGTTAAATTCGTAAAATCAAAAGATTCAGATGGATTAATTATATTATCCGCTATATTGTCCATTAACTATTATACATATTTTTTTAACGCTACTCACACGCAATAAATCTCATTAAATATTATATAATTATAATTATTATGAAAGAAATGATAAGTTCCTGTTTAGACATTTTTAAAAGAAAAGACGTTCAAAATGAATTAAAAATATGTTTTAAACCCATTTTAGAAATAATAAATCCATACATTTATATGATATTTACCATATTTTTTATATTTTTTATTATGCTTTTAGCAATATTAATATTGTTATTATTAATTTTACGTAATAAACAAATAATAAACAAAATATTATAATATTTTCTTGACTAATTATATAAATGCACGGAAAACGACACACCAAAAGAAGAAATTCGCATAAGGGGGGATTTTCAGGTCACGCTGAACCGGCAACCTACAGTGACTCACAAAGTTATATGTTAAAAACCGTTGGAGATGAACCTACCCAATATAACAACACTTTTCAACAAAATGGAACCAATAACTCCGGTTACCCTGCCGCGTCTAACTCAATACGCGGTATCCAGGGACAAGTTGCCGGTAAAAGACGCAATCGTAAAATGAAAAAATCCAGAGGAGGGTTTATTGGTTCATTGATAAATAAAGCAGCCGTTCCATTTACCTTATTTGGATTACAGCACACTGTAAGCAAGAAATACGGTAAAAAAAATAGAACATTTAAGAAACGCAGAACTTCTAGAAAATAAAATAATTAATTATAATAATGGATCCTAATTTGGAGGAACAACTTAAAGACTGGATTGTTTGTGATAATCAACTAAAACTGTTGAATGAAAAAATACACGCAATTCGAGATAAAAAAGCAAAACTAACGGCCAGCATCTTATCTACCCATAAACTATCAGATTCTTCCATAAATATTAGC